TCCTTGTTGTCGAATCGCATCTCGACAACGCGCTCATCAACCTTTTTGCTCATAGATTGGTAACCTCCCTCCAAGCCTCTTCGGCGATCTCATCGAAAATAGGTTGGATGGCGGGATTTATGTAGTCTCTACCCTGTACCCATCCTCCGGTACCAGTTCCATGACCATACTGTAAGATGATCGCAATAGGAACACCCTTGTTAACATGCGAATTATAAAAAGAGATTGTTGCTGACCCGTTAGTGTGGCTGATATCGTAGTACCAGGAGTTCGCAGTAACTCCTGTTTCGACCGGCGTTGCAGACGCAAGGGCGGCAACTCCAGCTCGACCGTACTTGTCAAGACAACCAAGTCGTGCAGCCTCTTTGACCCTCTCAAAGTAACGAGTAAGCTTAGAGAAGTCGCCCTTTTGCCTGAACGTGATCATTTAGATCAGTCCTTGTTGCCAGTCGTATCGGCAAGCTTGATAAATTGATCGACAAGCTCATACATACCGGTAGAAGCGAGACCGCTAACAAGACCGGCAGTGATAACCTGAGGGGTGAAATCCATAGCAACCCACACATTAATGACAACGCCAAGAGTAGCTGCGATAAGAGGAATGAAACGATTGACCTTTTCGTTCGGAATAATGTTCTTGACAACGTATCCAACGCACATGCAAATAACAAGCGTGAGAACACTGATGTACTCGGTGAAAATAGAACTAACGTCCATAGCAATCATCCCTTCGTATTAAGTTGCTTTCTTCGAGCTGCATTCAACGCAGCGTTTCGACTCATAATCTCACTCTTACTCATCTTCTTCGGTTTCTGGCTCTTGATCTCGCAGACATGAATAAGAGTTAGCAACCTGTTCAAATGCCACTTCTGACATTCGAACGGTATGTTGTAGACAATCATCCGATAGTAAATAAGCTCCGACGTGATCTGCTCTCGGTTCCTTCCGCCCTTTGGTTCGTTGGAGAAGGTAGTTGCGGTCATCGGAGCACCAATATACTCGTTGATCTCTTTTATGAGCTGAGCCGTAAGACGACCGTAAACTTCTGGATTAACGTTCTGGGTGATTGTCATGCATTTTATATAGTCTATAGTCTCCTCGAAGGTTTTCTCCTTGGAAGAAATAAACGGTTTATTCCACTTTGATTCCCATTTTGAAAGAGAGACGAGGGAATGCTCCAGTTGCAAAGTTTGCTCTTTCGAATAGACAAACTCTTGCTTTCCCTCATCCCAACCTTCGGAAGCGGGTATAGTAATTCGGAGCATTCCCTCAGCCTCCTGCGTTTTCTAAGTTAAAGGACCGTGAAGGTGATCGGCGTATATGTGCTTCCAGGCGTCGGATCGATGACGGTAACCAAGATGTTAATGATGCCTCCACCATTGTGATCAGTATTGCGGTTAACATGGTAATTTATAGGCGTGCATATCTCGTGGTGATCGATCTCGTTCGGACCGGAAGTAACAGGGCAAAGAACACGAAGAAGACCCTTCTCTAAAAGATTTGCGACGTATTCGGTGTCTTCCTTCCCGTAGAACTCGTCTGTATACTCGCCGCTTAGGCTCTGAATAGGCCCATCAGAGTTGAGATAAGTACGGCAGAGATTCTTAGGTTCACCATATACATTGCCATAAACGTTTACCGCCTTGATGTGAAGATCGTCAAAATCTTCATAAGTCTCAAACATTGAATCGCTCATTTTCGTTGTTCCTTTCCGTTCATAAAATCGATTATAATACGACGCTCGTTCTTTCGCATGGTATAGTCTAACTTAAACCGGATTGAGAACCGAGGTCGCCGCTTGCGCAGCAGCCTCCTTAGGCATGATGCCATTAACGAACTCGGCAGCAGCCTTGGAATCCGTAGCAAGTTCCATAAATAGCTCAGAATAAGCCTCAGTCTGAGCGAATGCGTTTACAACCTCCTCGGACTTAACAAAACGCTTTCCGTCGGGGCTCTTCACGCCGTAAGCCTTAAGGATCATGGACTTGAATACCTCGATTATGGTAGGAGTATCCTGCGCCGCGATAATTCGCTCTATCATCTCAGCAAAACCGCCAGCGGTACCCATCTCCATCTCCATAAGCTCGGCCTTAGTCAGGTTAAAGTAGAAATCCTCAGTGCGCTCGACACCGTTGTAGTCGGTATAGGTAATGGTCTTCTTAAGCATAGTAAAGCTCTCCTTTCAAAAGAATTTAAATAAAATAGGGGCCCTCTATAGCAGAGAGCCCCTTTAACGCAACTAACAGCAGAACAGATTAAGCCGCGAGAATCTCGATGACCTCGTCGGGCAGCGGGAGACGAGGAGCGACTCCGTCCTGAGTTCCCTCGCCAGTAGGATCCTTTCCGTAGAGAATCTCCTCAAGCTGGGCGAGCTTCGAGGGATCGACCTTGGTAGAATCGATGGTGAGTGAAGCAGTAGGCTTGTGATCCTTAACGTTAACAGGCGTAGTCGTGAGCTCCCAAGAGAAGGTAATAGCCTCGGGCGAGTCATTAATCGTAGCGTAAGCCTTCTCGGAAGGGGACGCCATAGCGCCGTAAATCAAGTGCAGCTTGTAGCCGTAGTTGTTGTTGTCAACATCATTACCAAGAACGGTGCGGTAGGAAAGACCGAACGTCTTACGATCCTGCTGACCGATGGTTACGCCGTCGGCGATAGTAGCGGAGCCGTCGCAAGCGGCGAACTCGTCGGGGTAGGTGTAGGCCTCGACGGTAGCGCCGAACTCCTCGGCGGAGAACAAGTTCAGGTACTTGCCGTT